GCATCAATGTTAACCAACGCTCAGAAATCAACTACATCGCAGAAAAGACTTCACACCTTGTGACTTCAATGTTCTCTGCGGGTGCGGTTGCAATCGAAGACGATGGTATCGTCAAGATTTCAGCGACAGAATAGGAGACTGACTAATGGCTTACTCAAAAGACGGTCTTTGCACTGTAGTAGCATCAAAGCGCGGTAATGCGCCTTCGATGTATACATACAAATCAGCAGACGCGATTGCTACTGTGAACACATCAGGTTACTTCAATGACCTGTCTGACACACTAGCAGTTGGCGACATCATCTTCTGCCACGACACAGCAACACCAACAATGTCAATCGTTGTTGTTCTGTCAAACGCATCAGGCGTTGTCGATGTATCAGACGGCACAGCCGTATCTGTAGCAGACGCTGACTAACTCTTTGGGGCAGGTTTTCCCGACCTTTCCTGCCCCAAAACCATTTGTAGGAGACGCGCATGGCATCGGGCGATACCAAACTTTCAATCTGTTCGGACGCGCTCATTATGTTGGGCGCGTCTCCTCTTTCTAGTTTCGCTGACGGCACAGACGAAGCACAGGTCGCTGACAGACTTTACGATGACGTCAGAGACACCTTGATTGTGCAGTACCCATACAGT